CAATACTGGTGAACTATTAGCTGGTGGTAATTGTTTAGGGTAATTTTGAGGATTTGCTGGAATAGTATTAGTACTTTGATTTTCTACTTCTTCTATTGGACCGACAATAACTGTACCATTTGGTTTAAAGTATTGTACATCACGAAACGCAAAATCAACATTAAATGATACATATTCACCTTCTTGAGTATTACTATATTCAATCGAACCAATACTAGTTGGATATGCATCAAGTATTACAACACTATAATAATCAATTCCCAGAAATTTATCATGTTCTGGAGTTCTTTCTGAGGTTTGAGTAATTGTAAAATTTGTTGTTATCTCATTGCGATATTTTAGTTTATAATCTTCTCGCGGTATGATTTGTTCTATCCAGCGGTCAAAAATACGTTTGACAAACATATTTGTTGGAGATCGAAACTTCATATTAAAATCGCCATTTTTATAACCAGTCGCATAGGCTATTGGATTACGATACAAACTATAGTCAATAGTCTCAATGTCCTTTCCTGGAATATTAACATCTTCAAGAAAATATTCTAGATCACGAAGTTCAGCATCAGATGCATAGGCTCTCATGCCACTAAAATCAACTTTAAATCGATTTGTGCGAGCAATGCTGCCGTGTTTTTTAATTGCAGCCTTTAAATCTTCAAGCATAGACATAATAGTATTTATGTTAATAGCTTGATGCCAAGTGCTTTTAAAGTATCTTCATGCCATACTTCAAAGATTAATCCGCGTGATTCACAATAACTTTGAGCTGCTTCCCATTTTGAAAGGTTTTTTGCATAGGTCATTACCTCAGTTAGATATTTTTTAGTTTTAATCTTTTTAGGTTGAGGCTGTATTGTCTGACTTTTTGGTTTTATCTCAATAAGATACTTTTCACCAGTAACAAATTCAATGAGCAAATCAACGAAATAACGATGAGACTTACCATCAGTTCTGCAGCGATATGGTATAACAATCTCTTCACTACACCAACTCTTTACATTTGGATTTGTATCGCACCATCGAAACACTTGTCTCTCCCAAAGGCTGCGATAAACAATATTGGAAAAATCACCTCTATATTTTGAAATATTAGTTGGTCTAAATTTTCCCTTATAATATTTACTCATACATATATCTATAAATAGATTATACTAGACTTTTTAATTTTAAAATAATTTGTCGGAATAGCTTCTCATGTATAATCCATTCTACAATCCAATACAACAGTTTGTTCCAGATCCAAACAAACAAACTACACCGGCGCAAACTCCTAATAATAGTTTATTAGATAGTACAAAACAAATTTTAGGGTTGGGATCTAACACGGTTGATAATGCTAAAAATACTGCTAATGAGATTATTAATTCTGCAGCTAAAGCAGATATAACCGCGAACTTTAATGCTGGAATTGCACAAGAGCAACAACGTTTGCAACAATTTAAAACTCAATATAAAGAACGATTTAAAAATTTAAAAAAACTAGTATTTCCTGGGGAGTTAGCTTCCCTTAATAGACCAATTATTGAATTTAAATGTTTACAGTCTCATAGCATTATTGAAAATGGAACTTCAATTTATTTGCCTGCGCCTGAAGGATTAGCATATAGCAATTCATCAACTTATAACGATTCAGAGTTGGGTATTATTGGTAATGCAATGTTAGGTGGTCTTAATATTGCTAAAAATAGTTCAAGCGCTGAAGAAGCTATTAATACACTATCAGCCGCCGGTGGAGCAGCATGGCAAAATGCTTCAACTGGATTTAAAACTGATCCAAAAAGTGCTATTCTTGCTGCAATTAGTGCTGGATTAGGAAATCCAACAGAAGGTGCAAAGGCTGCAGTTGGTATCGCTGCAGGCGCACGATTTAATCCTTATGTTGTAACTGCTTTTGATGGAACAAATACACGTGATTATAATTTTGAATATAAATTCATACCATCATCTAAAAGTGAAGCAGAAACAATAAAAAATATCGCAAATATTTTTCAGATCTGTGTTTATGGAGAAGTTGAAGGATTTTTGTTAAAATATCCTCCAAAATGGAGTATATCAATATTAAGTGCAGTAAGCGATGGCAACGGTGGTCTTGAATTAAAACCATTGAGCTCATTCTATGAATGTTATTTAGAAGGTTGTGATATCACATACAACTCTAGTAATAATAGCTATTTCTATGATGATTCTCCCCTAGAAACTGATATTACGATTAGATTCAAGGAAACAAAGGCATTGCATGCAAATGAAATCGCACAACTATTAGTAAATCGTTAAATAGCCAATTATGAAAGGATTTTTTAGAAATTTTACAGGTGCCCTTTATGATTTTAACACACCAAATTTTAAATCACGAAGAGCAGTTATTGATATCACACGTAGTATTCAATTTAAAGATATTGGTGATGTTGTTCGCTATGACAAATATTATATTACAGATAAAGAAACTCCCGATAATCTTGCATATAAACTTTATGGAGATGCAACAAAACATTGGATATTTTATTTGTTAAATCCCAATTTAAAAGAAGGTTGGCCATATAGTGACCAAGAAATCGAAAGATTCATAGAAAACAAATATGGTTCATATAGTTTTCTTGCTTTTGCTAATGAAGATGTTTATAGCATTGACTTTACTGGAGTTGATGCATCATCAGTTGAATTCTATCTTGATCCCAATTCTGAACCGTTGGATATCAGTTTATACCAATTTGATTATAGTCGCAGAGCCTTTATAATATCACAAAAACCTGATGATACTGAATGGATGACAAGTCTTGAAACAATTTATATTCAATTGCCAAATATCTCAAATAAAATTTCGTTAATGGTTAATTCAAATAATTGTCGTTATCTTATGAAAAACGCTATACATAGTTATAGTTCTAAATCATATCGCGATGCTCTTGAAAATGAAGACACATCATTAAATGCAATAACCTTTGAAGAATATGAAATACAAATAAATGAAAGAAAAAAGTTTATTCGTGTATTAAATACAAATGACGCAGAAAAAGTTTCTCAACAATATTTTGATATACTAAATAATGGCTGAATATATTAAAAACAGTTCAAAGGTAATTAACGCCGAAGGTAAACCACTTGTGCCTGGTGCGTATGAACTATCTTCAGTTATACTTAAGCGAGCTGGTATGCCAAATGCCGATATTACTCGTCTTATTACAGATATGGTTTTTACTGAAGAGATATTTTCTCCAGTACTAGTGGCTAAAATTACTATTAGTGATAATGCTGGATTTTTCAAACAAAATCCTGATATTCTACAAGGTCATGAAATAATAGAAATCAATATTCGTTTTGTTGATTATTCACCAAATAAAAATAACTCATTAAAAATTGAGTTAAGTGTTCGCGAATATGGAGATTTTGAACTTGATAATGAAGGTGTATATAGCGGAATTTTTACAATAACAGCGGTTGATCATTTTGCGATTCTTAGCCGTTTACAGCAAATTAGTTTTGCAGTTGGAAAACCAGAAGATGATCGTCGTAGAGACAAAGATCCAATTGAACATATTGCATATATTTTTGAAAAATATCTTAAACAGGATCCAAGCAATTTCAATTATAATACACGTATAAAATGCTCAGATCAAACAAAATTCCGAGCTATTATACCATATTCTACACCTCTTCAAGCTATTGAATGGTTAAGAAAAAAATCATTTGATGCGGATAAATCTCCATTTTTTGTATTTGGTGCTTTTGATAATCAAAGCAAATTATCAAGAAAAACATATGCAAGAAGTTGGAATGCGTTAAGTGATAAATCTATAAATCCAATTTATAGAAATTTTATTAAAAAATATAATGATAACCATACAACTGATGAACAGAGATATTTTGCTGAAAAACAACGTATATTAGAATTCACCGCCGATGTTAGCAAAAATGAATTAAAAAAATTCTTGCAGGGTGAGTATAATAGCTATATAAAAACTATTAATTATTGGGCATCAACTTACACTGATGCAGATACACCAAATACTGAAGTACCTAGCGTAGAGCAAACATTAGATGGTACATTATCCAGCGAACAATATCAAGATAGATTTTCTAAAAAGAAAGATATGCAGAAAAAATATCTTGATACAATCTATAATGATTCGCAAAACATACAATATGATATTGTTCCTCCAGCTACTATCATACATAATCCATTTCCATTATATGGAGATAGTCAAAACGAATATAGTAGTATTCCAGTCTTAACAGATGCGCAGCGTGTAAAAAATTGGCATACTCGAATAATGCGCTATTATAATACCAAAATATCAAATGAACAGTGTGAAATAGTAGTCTATGGTGACATTACTCTAAATCCAGGAAAACTATTAAAATTAGATATTGATTCTGATGTCACTAGTGCAAATAGAAATGGCACATATATAGTTATTGCGAGTGTGCATAGTTTTATGAATGGGATATATATTAATCGCTTAAAACTTGTATATTTGTCAGAAAATTAAAATATGAAAATCGATAATTGGTTTACAGGCATTGTTGAAGATTATGATCCATATCATAGTCGGGCAAGAGTTCGTATGTTTGGTTTACATAGTTTTAATCCATCAGATATTTCGACAACTGATTTACCATGGGCAACTCTACTAATACCAACAACAACTCCTTCAGCTCAAGCGCATAATAATAAAGAACTATTGGGGAGATGTGTATTTGGTTTCTTTAGAGATGACGATGATATGCAAGATGCAGTAGTCATTGGCGTTTATGAAGGTGAATGGAATAAAAATAACAATGGTGGTTATAGTCCTGAGTTTAATTCTACAAGTTATTATAATTCAATGCCACCTGCTAATAGCTTGTTTGGTACTATAAATGTCGGGGCAAATACTATAAGTTCAATTTCAAGTGGAGGATATATTCCTCTTACATCCGCGCATGGCTCAGGTCTTTTACAAGAATTTGATCAGACATTAGCTGGATCAGCTTATAACTCATCAATAGCAAATCGTATTATACAACCAGCACTTAGTCAATTGGGCAGAAATGTATCATATGCAACAAATGCTGGCGCAATTGCAGAATATTTTTCAGCAACAAATTATAAAAATGGAGCAAGTGCTCGAGCTCCATGGTGTGCTGCATTTGTGTGTTGGGCAATAAAACAGTCTGGTTTATTTGATGAAAAATCAAGACCAAAATCTGCTATTGCATATGATTTTGATGATTGGGCAAAAACTGTTAAAAATAGAGTTGCCTTACGCTATTCGCCTAAAGATGTTCAACCTGGAGATATTGTTGCTTATAGCTGGAGTCATGTTGGTATTGTAACGCAAAGCGATGCTGGTCAAAATAAATTTAAAACGATTGAAGGAAATACTGGAAGTCCGGGACGCGTAGCTGAACGTACACGAAATCTATTGGGCAGTGTAAAATATAGTGTACGAATCGTTAGTTGATATATAAAAAATGGATAATAATATTTCTAATGAAACAACATTTTCTTCGAACTATTCGAATAGTTCGGTGCAAGGTGTTGTAAAAATTTCTCAAACAGCAGGAGGACATATTGATGAATTGGATGATACTCTTGGTGCAGAAAGAAGAGTTCGTTGTCATCCAAATGGCACTCGTGAAATATGGACTAATGATCGTGTTGATCTTATAGTATATGGTGATAACTATAAAGCTGTTATTGGGAGTGATACAGTTACTGTTACTGGCACAGTTAATCTTATTGTAAATGGCGATTGCAATACTACAGTCGGAGGCAACTATAATTTAACCGTTAAAGGGGATATGAATGTCAGCGTTAAAGGCAACATTGTACAAAAATGTGATGGAGCGAATGTCACTGAAACAACAAATGGAGATATTATAAATGTTAGTGGTAGTCAATTGCAAAATCATAGCATTGCTGATATGATAACGCGATGTGGTGGAGCTTATGATTGTAGGGTAACATCAGATTTTAGTGTTAATGCACAAACAACCAGTTTCTTAGGACTTAATTTTGTTTGTGGTGCAGCTGGTGTTATTAGCTTAGCATCAGGAATATCAACATCTCTCAGTGGAACAATATTAAATCTTGCTGGTACCGCGAGTGTAAATTTACAAAGCGCAGCCTTTATTAATAACATAAGTCCAATTACAACAATAACATCACCGACTATAACAACAACAGGAGTTGTAACTGGAATAAATTTTGTTTCTGGACCTATCAGTCTTCTTACTCATAAGCATACTGCTCCTGATGGAATAACAAGTATACCAATACCTTAACTATGTCAAGTATAGAAGAACTAGCAAAAATACAACAAGCATTAGGTTCATTGCAATCTAATAATCCGATTGATGAGCTCACTGCCAATCGTTTGATTAATGAAGCAAAAATTGATAGCGCTATCAATAGTGCTGATCTTATACGTATTGGAAAAATTCAATCCGATGTTAGTCAAGTATTGGGAGGAGAAACAATTAATTTTGGTGCTATTACTAGATTATCTGATTGCATAAAAAACATTGATGATATTATTATTGATCGATTAACTAGAAAATTGGTAACGCTGTTATTAACAAATACTACGGTTGCAACTGCACTTGCAACAGTTACATCTGTTATTAATTTGATTAATCAGGTTAATGGATATATTGCATTCGTACAGGCTTTATTGGATAAATCTCTTATTGAGTTGTTGATACTTGCAAAAAATGCAGGTATACTTGAACGCAGCGAAATCTTTCGCCAGATACAAGAAAAATATGGTTCAACTATAAACAATCTAAACGAAATTATTAATAGCATTGATAGTCTAAATATTTGCAATATGATGGGATTAGGAGGTGGGCCAATACCAAGTGGTGTAAAACAATTAAAACCACAATCATTGCCAGATTTTGGTACTATTATTGAGATCGATACAGTATCAATTGAAAAGAAACAAAAATATGAAGATGTAATTAGTCGCATTGGTTATGAAATTACAAATGTAATTGATTTTGTTCCTAATAAATTGGCTAGTCTTCAAAGTAATAATTCTCAATCACCTCTTATTGTCGATGCAGCATTAAGTCATTTGCAGAATTTCTCACGTGCAGTTGTTAATCGATATGGTACTGCAACTGACGATGAAGTTGGCAAATTACGTGCAATTTTCCAAAATGAAATTGACAGAAAAATTTCAGAATATGCATATGAATGGACTCCAGAGACTCGTGAATTTTATAAACAAAAAGCGCAAGAAGCAGTTGGAATTGCAGAGATAGAACATAAAACACTACGCGATTGGACTCTACAAAAAAACAATATTCAATATGGTCAACGTGTATCAACTGGTATTACAATTTATGGAGGTCCTGCCCAAGATTTTACAACATTTCTTGATCTTATGCCAGCTGAAAGAGAAAAATTCCCAGAATTGATTGTCAAATATGGAGGAAAAGAAGGCATAGCTCGTGGAGAAGCTAGCTTAAGAAAACAAGGTTATAAACCGGGTACATTAAAAATTTCAGATACAGTTAACGGAGCATATGGAAAACTAGTTAGTGGATTTTCGTGTGCCACAGCACGTTGGCCAGGAGGCACAAAATTATTATTAAAAAATGCTGATGGTTCAATTTATGATCCAGCTGGTTTAAATCCAAGTGGTATTGTTACCGTAGTTGATTATGGTCCAGTTAGTCAAAAAACATGGGATAGACTCGATGTGTATATTGAAAAACCTGAAGATTATAAAAAATATGAAAATTCAAATACTTCTCAAGTTCAGGTTTATATGTTTGAACTAGGTACCAAGACTAGTAAGAAATACATAAAGGCACAACAACTTTTTGGTGGAAATAAGATATAGTCGGTCTATATAAATAGATTTGATGAGTAGAGCTCTTAATCTTAACGATTATAACATTGAACAATATCAACCAAATATTGCTTCAGCTGATGTTTATCGTGATATAAAAATAGCGAATAATGCCTTTATACATCCAATAACGGGGGATGTTATGATTGCTAGTGATATTGATGCTATAAAAAATAGTGTTAAAAATATAGTTTTAACTGAGATTGGTACTCGTCCATTTAATCCCGAATTTGGCACTCAAGTAACAAATTTGTTATTTGAAAATATTGATCTTATTACTCAACGTCAAATTACAACTGAAATTGAAAACGGCATAAGAAAATTTGAGCCACGTATAACCAATTTCAATATAAAGGTAACTGCAAATCCTGATGCTAATAGTTATGATGTTAGCATCTTTTTCCAAACTCAATATTCTCAAACTGGAGATATTAAATTCATACTTAACAAAATACGATAATGGCAAACTTAGGCAAACAGATTGATGTTACTACACTTGATTTTGATCAAATTAAAAGCAATCTCATAGACTATTTTAAAAATAGTGAAACTGGTTTTTCTGATTGGAATTTTGAAGGCAGTAACCTTAATACAATTATTGATGTGCTAGCATATAATACACATTATAATGCAATGCTTGCACATATGGCAGTTAATGAAAGCTTTATTGATAGTGCACAGCTTCGTAGCAGTGTTGTGAGCTCAGCCAAACTATTAGGTTATATACCGCGTAGTCGTAGCTCTAGTTCAATCGGATTCAATATAAGTATTCCAGCAAACCCAAATAACGTTACTCCTCCTCCTCCTCAAATAGTTTTAAATGGTGGATTGACTGACGATGCTGTCTCAACTATACGTTTACAAAATGAAACAAACAATTATAATTTTACAATACTTGAAGATGTGATACTCACATTAAATGATAATGGAAATTATGTTAATTCTCAACCAATTATTGCAAATGAAGGCAGTCTCGTAACAAGAACATATTCTGCATTAGCCTATGACTCGAGTGCCACATATGAAATAGTTGATGAAAATATTGATATATCAACGCTACGCGTAACAGTAATTGATTCGTCTCTGTCATCAAGTGTTACTGTTTATCAGCCATATAATAATGCAACCAATATAACAGATCAGACCCCAATATATTTCATTAATGAAAATATTTTTGGAAAATATGAAATTAGTTTCGGTGATGGTGTTTTTGGTAAAAAATTAGAATCAGGAAATATCATTAATCTTGAATATCTTGTTACAAATGGATCAGTAGCTAATAATTGCAATAATGTAATTAGTCAGAACTTAATATTCTCAGATGAAAGTGCAGTTGGTTCATTAACAACTAATATTTTCACATTATTATCTCGTTCAAGTGGTGGTCAAGAAAAAGAAAGTATAACTGCTTTAAAAACAAATGCAATTAATAGTTTTGCCACTCAAAACCGTGCAGTTACAAGTGATGACTATGCCAATCTAATCAAATCACGTTTTGGTTATATTAATAGTGTTAGTGTCTGGGGAGGAGAAGATAATAATCCTCCTGCTTATGGCAAAGTTTTTATATGCGCCAATAAAAAGGATAATAATAGTGTACAGCCATTGAATAGCAATGATAAGACTCAAATTCTAGATTATTTAAAATCTAAAAAAGTACTAAGTATTTTTCCAGAAATCATTGATCCTAACATCTGTAATATTGCTCTTGATATACTTGTAAAATATAATCCAAATATTACAACACAAACAAAGGCTTCAATTACTGCAGCTATCGAGAATGTAATCTCAGATTATAATTCGAATCGCATTAATGAATTCAATAGTATTTTCCGTCATAGTCAATTCATACGAGCTGTTGAAGATAGTTCAAGTTCAATTATTAATAGTCTTGTGAGGGTATATCTTACAAAAACATTATCATTAGTAGCTTTTGACAATAATAATAAACCAGTTGTTAATAATATTACATTGAATTTCGGAGCGCGGTGCACAACTGATGATGGCAAAGCATTTGTTTCAATAACAAGCGATGTGCCATGGCTATTAAATGATCTTCGCTTATATCTAGGGGAAGAACAAACATCTAATCGTGATATTCTAAACATCTATAGCTATTATATACAAGGCGGTCAACAAATAAAATATCAAGATGTTGGATTCTTTGATCTTAAATCTGGTATATTATCTCTAAATGCATTGTATACTGATAATGATATTGACTTTAAACTTGTTGTTAATAGCTTTTCAAATGATATCGTTGCGACACGCGATACTCTATTACAAATTGATGAAAATCTTTCAACTATTAATGTGTTTGTCGATGAAGTTGCTCGTGGAGGCAATAGTCGTTATGTTGAATATAAAACATTTCCTAAAGATAAATGAGCTTGGTAACATCAAACACACGAGTTGAATATTCAGAAATAATTGAGCCGGCTAAAGCTCTTAGTAGTTTGCCGTCTCATTTTGAAACACAAGCCGATGAACTTGTAAAATTGCTTGAAGCGTATTATCGCTATCTTAATAAAAAGCATGGATCGGTCGGTGGACCTAGTTATGAGATAAGCAATATTAGAGTTAATCATGATATTGACACTGCGACTGATGATCGATATCTCGATGCTATTGAACATCTTGTTGGATCTTATATACCACCAAGTCGCGCAATTGATCGAGTGCGTTTATACAAAATCATTGCAAATTATTATACCAATAGAGGCAGTGAAGAGAGTATCTATAGTTTCTTTAAGCTTTTCTTTAATGAGCTCGTTAGTATATTTTATCCAAAGGAATATCTTTTTACATCAAGCCCGGGTTCAGAAGATAAAGGTCTCACAAGTAATAAATTTCGTTTAAGTGATAATTTACGCTGGCAAAACTATTCATATGTAATCTACACACAATTGCAAAAAAGTGAGTGGGGAGCAGAATATGCAAAATATATTCATCCCGCTGGATTAAAGTTTTTTGCTACATTATTTTTTGAACTTGCGAATAATAATGATTGGCAAAATGTAGGATGTTTAGATATTGATTGGAGTGAATATCCTAACCAATTTCTGGATGATGTTTATACTAGTCCATCTGGCTTCGGAGTCTATTATTTTGAAGATGTAAATGATTTGTATTATTATAATGAATCAATCATCGATTCAGGTAAGATTAGTAGTATAGTTGATGATAATTGTTGGCGTAGTATTAATTGGGATGAGGCAATTGGAAAACATACACCAACTCAACAGAGTCCAGCATACATTCGAGATTTTATCACTATTCTCTCATTGTTGCCAGATGGAGGCTATCATTTTATCCGAAATCTTCGACCTATACGCGGACAAGATGGAAATGTTTTTGATGAAGCATTACGAGCCTTTTATATTACATATGGCATAATCAGCAAAAATCTAAATACACCGTTTAGTTCGTTTAGAGAATCATGGAATGGTTATGATAAAATCATTGATAGTGCCGCGCTCGGAGAATATGCTGATATGGTTTTAAATGATGCTATTTCTCCTTCTCAAGGTTCTGGACCTCAATTCAATAATTTAAATTCATATATTGTCTATGATGGTAATTATAATTCATCACACCAAGTAAATGAAGATTTTACATATGCAATTATTACTGCTGATGAGTTAGCAATAACAATTGATGATATTGAATATATTGTTTATGGAGATGCTTGGTCCATATATCAAAATGATATAAGAATTGCATGGATCACAACTAATGTTCAACAAGATGATGGCAGTTGGAGATATGATTATGTTCTTGATAATGCTAATGTTTTTATTGACTATTCACAACCAATAATCATAGTATCTGATGTCGATTCTACACCCGAAAATCCAATTGAAATTATTCTTAATCCAGGAGAATATGATTTTGAAGAAACTATAGGAGGTGCAATAACAACTGAAGATAGTGACTCCAATGGAGGATTCATTACTGGTTTAATAACTTTTCCTTAACAAACAATATAAATACAAATAACTATGGCTGCGATTATAACAGAACAATTTAGAATTAATTCTAGAAAAAGATTAATAGAAGATATTACAAATAATAGCAATAATTATTATATCGCTATTGGCAAAGAAGAGGATTGGGCAGAAAAACTATTGCCAATTAGTCCTACTAGTCCATTTCCAGCTGGAACAGTTGGTGATGCAGCTGAAGTTAGAAATAATATTTCTGCTCTTTTTAAAATAGAGGGCTCTAAAGTTTCAACAATGTTGCCAAACTATGTTATTCAGAGTGATAGAAGTTATAAAGTCTATAATCCTTATGATCCAACATGTTTTTATGCGAGCTCATCTGAATTTCCTTGTTTTGTAACTTCTCGTCTTGATAGTCAAGGTGGAGGAGACGGTGATCAAGTATATTTGTGCATTGGTAAAGATCACGAAGCTACAGTTGCTAGCAATAGCTATAATCGTATTGGTTCTCCAGCAGATGGAAATATTAATGGTCCTGGTATATTCAATGGCAGTGATGGTTATCGTTGGCTTTATATGGGCAAATATATTGCAGCAAATGTAGAATTAAATAATGGTGCATTTGTATCATACGACTATAATCAAGACGCTCTGAATGGCGTTCCCTTAAGTGTCGCATCTCCTGGACTAATTCACGGTTTTCACATCATTAACGCTGGAACTGGTTTAACAAATGACACAAATGTTGCTATTAAGGTTGAGATTATTGGAGATTGGGATGGAGCTAATACTGTATTATCAGAACAAGACGCAATTGTTGATATTGTTGGTGGAAAGATTGTAAAAATAACACTAAATGAAGATATCACTGATGGCGATACTTACAAATATTGGTCAAAAGTAACTGCACGAATAACAACAGCGGGTTATACCAGTACTAGAATTGTACCTATTGTAAGTCCTCCATCTGGATATGAAACTAATCTTGAAACAACATTGCCGAGCTGGTATGTCGGTGTTGGTGCAGATACGATCAATGCACAATATGTGCCAGCTGGAACGACATATCGACAAATTTCAATATTGAAAAATCCAAAGACATATGCAGATGTTAATCTTACTGCAGCAACAGTTGATCGCACTCATCGTTCATTTACTTCAGCGACAGAATTAACTCTTGGTGGAGAAAGTATAGGTCAAGGCTGGAAATTAAAACAAGGTGACTATAGTGTTGGTATTATTAGCTCAGTCGAAGTTATTTTAGGAGTTTATCATTACTATTACAATAATAGTATTGAAAACGGGTTATTAGATATTAACGAATCTGAATCTTTAACAATCATTGCACCTGACACTCTAGATTTAGAGCCAAATGAACTAACATTACTTGATACAGATTATGCGCTAAGCGTTAATAATAATCTATATGACCGTTCAAGCGGTGAAGTAATCTTTATAGATAACAGAGGTGCGGTTACACGCGAACAAGGTCAAAACGAAGAAATTAAAATCATAATTCAACTATAATGGCAATTACTACTATCAATACAAGTCCCTATTTTGATGACTTAAATACCAACTATCTTGATGGTTCTCCTCTTGATAAGAATTATTTGAGAGTACTTTTTAAACCGGGATTTCCTGTTCAAACCCGTGAACTAAACCAAGCACAAAGTATTTTACAAGCACAGCTTGATCGTTTGGGTTCAAGTATATTTAAACTTAATAGTCCAGTTATTGGAGGTCAAGTAACCCTTGATACTAATCTACGTTGTATTGAATTTACACCAAGCGACGGCTTAACATCCGAGTTGCTAGCAGATTTTCAAAATGATTTAACGCTTGCCCGCATTGAGGTTACTAATGCCGATAATACAATAAGTGTTGCTGCAATAACATTAATTCAAGAGACTGGTAACTCAAGCGGTGGTGCATCTCATCGAATTTTTTATAAGACCACTCAAGGCACTGAAATTATTAGTAGTACGTTGTCTGTTAAATTAATCTATGGTGATTTTATTACCAACGAATATGATATTACTCCTCCATTAGCAAATAAAAAAGCAATTGGAGCTACAGTTGAAGCTGGTATATATTTTGTAAGAGGATGCATGGTTTCTGCTCAAAGACAATATACTGCTAGAGCATTAGAAGAGAATAGTGAAACATTTAACGGATTCATATATTTTTCAGTAGATGAAAACAATGTCACTAATATTCAAGATCCAACATTAAATGATAATGCAAATGGTTCTCTCGCTAGCAACTATTCTGGTTCGGGAGCAGATCGCTATCAGATTGTTCTAACACTTGATATAGTATTAGCGTCTGAGCTAGCTAATTATGATAACGCAATTAAACTCGCTGATATTCGTTCAAATGAAATTTATATTGCAACAAATAATCTTGATCAAAATGGCACAGTTCTTGAAAACACACTAGCTCGTCGCACATATGAAGAATCAGGAAATTATGTAGTAAATAATTTTAATCTTGAATTGCAAGAGCTGCTCGGAACAGACTATAAAGCAGTCTATACAAATAGTGATGATGTTTTCTCCTTTACTGGCATTGATAGTACAAATGCTGTTAATTATTTTGCCGCAAAACTTAGTGCAGGCGTAGCATACGTAAAAGGTCATAGAGTCGAAACTCTTGCACCAACAATTTTACCTGTATCTAAAGCTATAAAAAAATATAGTGATCTTACTCGCGAACGTGGTCAAGAAAGTTTGTATAATGCTGCAACAACTGCAATTTATGGTAACTATGTTGTTGGTACTACAAGTGGATTTGGCAGCGGTTTACCAAACTTTGAAAATGATGATATTGCATATGATCTTTATGGAAGTTATGGTGGTAAAATAGGTACAACTAAGATTTCAAGTATTGAAATTGATGATTCAGATGTTGGATTAAATCAAATAAGGGCAAGACTATTTCTTTATGATATTAGTATTGACCAAGGTTATACTTTTAATGATGTTACTGAAATAAGCTCTCCAGATGACTATGTTGGTTATGGTACATTTGATTTTACAATTGAAAAAACAAATGGAGTAGCATTAAATGATATTAATATTACTGATTCGATTTTTGAGTTTTCAAATCAAGCTATAACAACTGTACAAAACCTTGTTGTAAGTCGTCGTTATTCACGAAAATACGATATAACAACTAGTGTAAATGTAGTAAGCTTTAATCCAGTAGAAGGAACAAGCATTGATTCGAGTCGTAATGCAACAATTGTTGCTGTAAATGGCGAGATTGTTACAAGCGGGTTTTATATTAAACCGAATAATTCATCTGGCATTGATATTATTTTTGATCAAAATCTCACATCAGGAATAACTGTTGCAGTTATTGTTACAGAAACTGGAGATATTGGAGATCAATTTGGAGTTAAACTAAAAACTACAGAAACAGTAGGAGTTACTCTTGTTGAAGGTGATATCTATAGTCTAGATGGGGTATATCATGCGATCGGTGTAGTCGATACTAATAATTGGATTCTTGTTGATGACGGTCAAAGAGATAATCAATATGTTAATGCACGTGTGCGAAAAATTGGCACAGCACTTCCAGCTGATGGCGTTGAAGTAACACACTGGAGTTTTCAAGATGCAAATAAAAACTATTATACCGTTAATAGCTATAAAATTGGTACAGAATTATCTCCATCAGACGCTCCATTAAATGAAATTCCAACTTATGGTGATATTAATCTTAGTGATGCTCTTGATTGCAGAACATTTCCAGGTCAAACTAAGCCTCGTTTAAGTTTAGATCCTTATAGTGCAATAACAGCAGATGTTGATTTCTACTTGCCTCGAACAGATCTTATTAGTGTTAACGC